TTGGTGACTGTTTGTGGGAAACTTGGCGCAAGGTGTTGCGCTGTCAAGTTTTGTTTTGCGGGGGGTGCCATACCCGGCCCTATCCCGATTTAAATTTTACCAAATATCTATAGGGTACCTTGTAAAACATAGGCGAAAAAAAACCCGGCGCTTGCCGGGTTGTAGTTTTGTTTTTGTTATCGCCTAATGAGTTAAAAACACAACAGGCTTTGAAGCTTGCCAGCATAAACCACAAGCGCCGCAATCTGAAACGAGCGTTTCTTCATCTTTTTTCGCAAGCTTGCCAGTCTCTTTGCTAATTTGCGTAGGACATACAAAAGCTTGTTTATCGTCTAGCAATTGCAACGCACGATCATCATCTGCTGATAGTGCTGCAAATTCATCTGCATATGATCCGCTAAAACGTACCGCAAAACGGATACCGCAAGCCATGCGAAGCGATAGGATAGCTTGACCGATTGCGCGCTCATTTGAATCTATAGCGTCAAATTGGTTAGCCGTGTATCCGTAGATATGTAAAGCAGGGAACATACCAAGCCATTTAGCCCATTGTGCCACATATGCAACGGAATAAAAATCGCCTAACACATGCAAACGGACTAAAAAGCCTTTCGGATGCTTGGCTTGATAAAATGCCAAGTCTGATTCTATTTGCTCAATGAGTGATTCATCAGCTTGATAGCGTGTAGCGTTCATCATGTTATTGCCGTAACAATCAGCATAATGAATGCAAGATAACGGGCATGTGGCGCGTTCTTCTAGCGTTAAGGTAAGAATAGGAAAGCCTTTAAGCTTACCGCGTGTCACTTTTTTGCCAAGCTTTACGTTTGTACTTTTCTTAATGGCACGCTCTGATTTTGCCATGCCATCTGATACGGATTTGACACGCAAGTTATGATAGACAGACTTGCCAGCTAAAACAGCCATTTCAGTTTTGCTTAATGGTTTCATGATATTGCCCTTCAATATAACTAAACATACTTATTTATATCGCAATCATTGCATAATAGCAAGCATAAGATGCAATTTATTTTGATTTTTTTTCGCTCAAAAAAACCAAAATGTGGTTAAAACCAAAATGTAAAATCCAAATGGTGGGGCAGCAAAAGGCCAGACCCCGAAGCCCGAAGACCCCGAAGCCCGACCCCGATCCCGATTAAAAACCCGAATCCCGATTAATTATTTTTATGCTGCATTCCTCCCATATTTCTCCTTCATCTGAGTATGCGTAAGCTCGTCAATCAGAACCCACTCATCACGCATGTGCCAAATCTCTACCCACAAGTCTCTGTGATTCGGCTGATACGAAATCACATAGTAGTAATCACACCACTCATGATCATCCACCAACTCATTCCGATCCTTATAGTAGTTACGAATCAAGCGAACGCCGCCACCTTTGCGATCCTTGTTCGCCGCAACAAACGCCGCAGCAAATTCGTCAGCCTCAAACCGTGGGAACGCCCACGCATATGCCTTGGCCTCTTCAATGAAATCAGCCGCACCCTGCGGGTAACCATCATAATGCTTATAGACGGCAACCTCTTCATGCTCGTCCTCAAAAATGTAAATCGCTCTAGTTCCCATTTTTATGCCCTCCTGTTTAACTTACTCATTATATATAGCAATCATTGCAACACTAGTCAACAACAAAAAGCACAAAAAATTAAAAAAAATAAAAAGCCCCAGCAGCTTCAGGCGGCTACTGGGGCAGTTCTCTAAGGGAGGAGGCTTCAGGATGACCCCGAACCCGATCAGATGTCAAGCCCGAACCCCGAAAAAGCCCGATGCCGAAGCCCCGATCCCGATTCAGACCCCCTAAAGCCCGAAGGTCAGCGTCTCCTACCCCCGCACGGAGTGATTAATGGGAAAAAATGGGCTATGCGTTATCTTCTACTATATCTTGTGGCTTATGTTCGATTATGTCCATATCTGGCGTTACATTCCTCATTCTGGACTCAGCCAATCGCTTATATTCAGCCAATTTGTTCGCAATATCCTGCTTTGTGTTCGCCGTGATCTCCTCTTTTACAACATGCTGTTTATTAATTAGTAGTCCGGCAGCTTTTAAACGTAGCTCTTCAGCCCTCAAAGCATCACTAAATTTGCCCATCTCCCAAGCCTGATCCCTGATCTTTTTTAGGTCACGAATAGACTTGTCGATTGTTACGCCAAATCTGGCCTGTGTCTCCAGTCTCATCTCTTGCAGGCGTTCAGCTACCACTGGGTTACGCAAAAGCCGTACAGCCTGCACTGTGGGGTTTTTATACCCTGCTTGCCTAGCTGCCTCTGTCTGCGTCATATCCTTATGCAAATACATATCCAGAAACTGTTGTTGCTGCGGGGTCAATCTTTTATGACCTGCCAACCTTTGTTCCTTTGGTAAATCTTCACCGACATTTGGCATAAAGCCCTCCGATCATTCACGCTACAGGGTATAGGTTACTAATACCTATACCCCTATATATAGGGGAGAAAAATGGTAAGTACCAAGTTTGAATGTTTTCAATAACTTACAACCCAATTTTTACTTACTTGTTGCTATCATTGCAACTAGTAAGTGGTAAGTAGCAAACCATTGAAAACAATACACAAAACAAGGTTACTAGTGGTTTACTTACCAATTGGTAAGTTGGTAATGCAAACCAGAACATAACAAGAACTCCCTATTTTCCATGCCATGTTAGATACGCACCAGCACCAATCATGCCAGTAGCAATCATCAGTGATCCGATATGTAACCAGAACAATTCAAAGCTATGCGGCATAGGTTCGATTGATGCCAGGACGATAACTAGTATGAACCCTATGCCAGACAAGTAATTACCCGTTTTAAATCCCATTGTGATCTCCTTACTAGGTTTGCTTTTTTCACAAAGAGTTGGTTCAACCCAAACCCTGTTACCATTTTGCATACGAAAATGTCCTCGTCTTTGATATGTTGTCATCTTTTTGCCTCCCAGCTTTCACCTGTATCTGTATCGGTAATGTCAAACCATTGCCTAGTATAATGCGTTTTTCCTGATCTGCTGGTGCCTTTATCAACATAGTTAAACTTTACTTCATAACGACCATTCTGCCCTTGCTCCCAACAAGGCTTCTCTCTGTTATCATACCCACCATAATAAGGCATACCAAGCAAGGCTTGCACAAAGTTAAAGCTATGCAACTCCTCTATCGTTGCATCATGTGGATTTGCTCTAACATGTCTGACCCTATCCCAGTACTCCGTTATCTTGCGCTCTCTCGTTGCCTTACGTTTTTCAGCAGCCGCTTTATTCTTTCGCTTTTTTTCTTGCTCATGCTCATAGATAGCAACGGCATCATCAGCGTTTCTAACCCCAGCGGCAATGTCACAAGTAGGGCAATCAGGATAAAAAACGTCATCATATGTGTGAATGATTGAATACCCTTGCTTTGTGGGATGTGGTGACTTTTTGCCGTTTGGCACTTTATCTGACTGATAACCAGTATTTTGATAGTAACCGTGAAAAGTCGTTCCACAAAACTCGCAGCCCAAATGCCGCCGCTTTTCGTAGATTGGCTTCAACATGTTATCTTTCACTTGTTGCAACGCTTCAAATCCGCTCATCACTTGCCCTCTAGTTTGTAATCATGGACAATCGTACCCAACTCTGGGTTGCCAACCTTCATCTCACCAATCCACACACGCTTCTTAATCCTGCCAAACTTGTCCTTCAATGTGCGCCAATGTCCACGCCGCCAATGCTCCTTCTTTGGGCTACCATGCCCTGTGAACATCTGTTCATAGATGCGCTTACCACGCGGCTTTGGTAACTGAATAGTCACCACCTTATATTCATTCTTTGGAACCACACGCCCAAATCGAACATGGTCAACCTTTTTGGGCGGCGTTGTTGTTTCATGCACAACAAGGTCATAGTTAAGCAAACCTAACAACGCGATTAAAAAGCGACCATCACCAGCTTGTGACGCTAATGATCTGGCTTTTAATTCTGCCATTTCTTTGGCTGTCCAACCTTGTGCAAAATTTTGTTGCGAAACCAACCAATGCATAGACGCGCTTTGCATTTGTGCGAAAGAGCCAATCAAAACAGACATTTCAAAATCTTCTTTTGACAGCGGAGTATCTGAGTCAGTGTATTTGAGTTTGTTCTCAGACATACGCCAGTGCATATCTCTATACCAAGACCCTATCAAAGCCGTGCCTGTCATTGCAATATCTGCCAAAAACGCCTGATGATCTTGATTTGGATCATCGTTAGATATAATCCCATCGTTTGACATATGAAACGCTATCGGCGGTGCATACACCCTCTTTTCATCATGAGTGGTGAAATAATTCGTATACATAAATTTGTCGTTGATCATTTGAATATGATAGCCAATATGATTCAATCCCTCTTCGCTACTAGCATCAATGTCTAACTTATTCATCTCACGGATAACAATGTCTCTACGAAAATTCTCATCCCACTCAATCCAAAGATTGTTAAATGGTGGTATGCCACGCTGTAACATCTCAAGCAGATGCTTTGGCCTAGCCATAGATGCGAGAAAAGCATGCTCTACAAGACTATTACTGACCACGAACTTTTGCGCCGTAGCGATTTGAGATTGCACGTTGCGCCTCATGGCTTCAGCATACTTACCGCCCTTATATCCAATAAGACCTCTCTTTGGCTCTGCAAGAGCCGCTAACAGGGTATTAGACAGGGTAGGTCCGTTATCCTCCCAGTAACGAACCCCTTGGCTATCCCTGCCTAATTTGCGTTTTTTCATGTCATCAGCCATACGCTCAACGCCATCCCAGCTTAGATCTGAACGCTCAACATTATCCCAGCTTAGATCTGAAACATATCCAGTTGAAAGATCGTGATGATTAATATCAAGTGGTATGCCTTTTCCCATGTGCTTTGAGCGTTCATGTTCATTCTTTTTGAGATACCTGTTCATGCTCATCCTAGTGCCATGTTGTCCACTGCGTCCTTTCTTTTTAGCCATTGGACGCTCTCCTATAATGATAATAGAAAGGCTCACGGAATGAATAATACTCCCAATCTGTTGGCTTATACTTTTTCAGAACAGCATTTATAATTCTATAAACATCATCTGTTGTTTCAAAATACTTGCCGCCAAACCCATCATTCTTTGGCTGTATGTCATTTAAGATCAAAGCATCGTGAATAATCTTACGAAACTTTGGTGTCATATCTCGCATGGTATGCTTAACTTCATGATCCCAAAAATAAGCTATTCCCATGTAGCTATTCGTTCCTACGAAAGACTCATCCAGCTTTTTTAACTTAGAATAACCATCGCTGCCGCATGTCATTGCCACTGATAATGTGTAGCAATTCTTTTCATATTTTGGCATTTTCATTGTTCCACCCTCAATCTTGCCTTGATTAACATTGACTGTGCTTCTTGCAATCCACCAGCCGCACCAAGTAACAACTCAGCTTCAGCTTCGGTGGCATCGCTTGTAACTAAATCATGCACGGCGTTAATCGTCTGATTAAGCAGCGCCTGTACCTCCAAATAATCTGTTGATCTACTCATTTTTACCCTCCAGTGATAGTGCCTGATAACAGATATAAGAAGTGATTGCATACTTGTCAACAAAAAAAAGGGGCTTTCGCCCCTTTTAATTAATTTTTTATTAAATCTCCCATGGCAACTTTAACTTCCTGATGTAATGTTGACACCCTGCTTTTATTTTCTTCTACCACGTCTATACATTGATTAATAGCGTCTGCATGTTCATCAAAAGCCCATATGCGATCTTGATATAATTGATTCAAAGCATCATTATGGATTTTCTTATTGGCAATAAGCCCATCAAGAATTTTATCACGGACAATTTCAATATCAGTGAGATGAAACTGATTCCGCATAAATCTATGATAAGACTTTAAATACACATCATCTTCTTCGTCTAATTGATGAGGCATTACCTTTGCTTGATGTGCGGCATTTTCAATAAACTTTCTAAGCATATAGCCGTCTTTCATAACATCTAAACCATCTGCTGCTGGCTCTGGATATTGTGGGATGCGTAACATTGTGTCTGTTGCTGGCTGTACTAATTCAAGCATTGTTTTATCTTTCTGGCCTATGGCCTTTGTTGTTTATCACTTATTAATATCACAACATTTATTGTTATAATGTTTTTGTCCCAATAAACCTTGTTGATTATTTAACAATATCATAACAATTTTTATTATTGACGTTCCGGGAAGAAAAAAAATAAAAAAAAGTAAAGGGGCTTATGCCCCTTCACGAATCCTATCCCAGTATAGATTAGGATTTCCCAAAGCCTCTGGGCAGTGCTTTTTCAAAAAAGCTTTCGCTTGTTTAATACAATCACGATAAAACTTTTTATCATCTGGATTGTCACTGTAATGACCTTGCTCCCAATACAAGGTTCCTGAGTCGTGAAACAAAGCCCATTTATATAGAGCCTCTTTTATAATCCACTCATCAGGAGCGGTTTCTACACTTTCAATACAGCCATCGACCATATCAATGTGTTCAAGTTGATACATCAACTCATCAAACTTATAAGCATCATTAACGATGCTGCGGGAGTTATTAGCCATGAGAACCTCCTATGGCGAGTGAAAAAAACTTAATCTCTTCATCTTATAAATACATTATATAGCAATGTTTGCATAAAGTCAAGCACAAAAATATCACACTATTTCATTTAAATGATGATCAGTCCAAATATGTGTGACTTGTTTAGACACTGTGCCATGTTGATCAATGTCATCTGGCACGTTGTCGGCAAAGGCATCATCTGGGATATTTGCATTGGCTGTATCCCAAGCCAGCTTATTAGATTGAATCCAGTCTCTATAGTTTCTATCCATGTTTGCCATGGATGCTTTACCACGCCTACTGCCATCAGAGACGTTCTCTAAAATCTTACATTCATAACTTGTTCGATTTTTATCACTCATCTTCACACTCTGCCGCGCAAGCTAAATAACCGCAACCGTCAATATAATTGTCCTCATGCTTCACGTTACTTTTAATACGAGCAATTTTCAACAAACTCATCATCACGCCAACATCGCCCGGAGTAATATCGACCCCTAGATGCAGTGACCAATAACTGGCAATCGTCCTAAAATTGTCCTCCATAGCTCCGTGGTCTGCTGCCCGGTCTTTCGTCACATATTGTTTAGCTGTCTCCAGCACCTCTGCCCTTTTCATTATCTGCCCTCTCTCCCTGACAACAATCTGATATAACCATTTTACATACCGAACATTGGTAATGCCCATGCACCTCAACTGGTGGCATGGCTGTGTGACATCTAGGACACAAACCATCTGCAACCAAACGAGCTAAACTGCCATCACCGTTCTTGATCATACATTATCCCTACCAGTAACTGCTTCATATTCACCACGACTCATCGGACCTTCAACTGACCCAAGCCATATCCTGCCACCTGTAGCGGTCAATTGAAACTTATCTATGCGGCCCTCTTGTTGCAGATCCCGAACATATCGCTCCAATGTATGCTTGCTAACACCGCGCAATACTTCTGGTGCGTCAGCATCCTCAGATCTTTTGTGAACACCGTTGTTACCGCTCATATGTGTGAGAGCAACACCATTGTTCTCACATTCGATTATCCAATCATACATAGCGGTTAACTTCATTTCTAACGCTGTGCCTGTATTCATTGCCGCTATCTCATCAGTGCGGTCATTAAGCAAACCTGTTAGCGGATCCCGAACAAAATGCCGAACATTTCTACTAGCTGGTCCGTTAGATTTAACCACAGCGCCATCAAAGCAACTGTTACGCTGGTATGGCATACCCAACCGTTCACATGTTTTCTTGCCACGAGCCGTATCAACCTGCCACATAGCAAACGATGACCTCACACCATCAACCAAGGCTGTTGTACCCCTGATCAAGTTACGAGCTTGCTCTGGTGTTTTAACCACAGCATCGTCCTTTATCTTTGTCATATGATGACAAACCAACACAGATGCACCTGTTTCTGTAGCCATACGAGCCAGCAGACCTGTCAAAGCAGCGCCAGCCGCAGGATCGGCGTTAACATCGGCATGTACAAAGGATGCCAGTGGATCAAACACAATCAACTTCAGATTGCTGATTTGTAATATTTGTTCGTATATCTTCTCAAATTCTTCTGTTGTACCAAACTCACCGCCCGACTCATTCATAACGGCAAACACACCTCCCACATTTGGCAGTGATACAATCTTTAAATCATGTGCATATCCACGCCGCTCCTCAAAAGGATCAAGCCGCTCAACTCGTCTGTGCATCTCAGCTTCATCATCTTCAGCAGTAAATATGACCACGTTACCGAACTCTTTAACCAGACCTCCGAAAGCATTTGTCATAGGCTTACCTGATGCGATCTTCATGCCCATGTCCAATGTCATCATGCCCTTACCAGCATCACCTGCTGCGGCAAACAGGATCGGAACTCCAAGCGGAAATGTGCCATCAATTAAGAACTTTTGCTCTGGTGCAGCCCCGGCAAATCGACTTACCAAAAACGAGTCATCCAGCAGATTAATATTTGTTCTGGTTATCTTGGCTTTGGTATGTACAAACTCTTCAATGTTAAAGCCCTCTGACAGAGCGTCAGCGGCATCCCAGCCTTCAGGCTTGCCCATAGGCGGCGTTAGCATTGTTACAGACCTAGCGCCAGCAGCAAGAGCCAAGTCCTGAATAAGATCAGCCAGCTTCTTACCGCCTGTGTCATTATCAGGCCACAGGATTAACTCTTTGCCTTGCAGTGGAGAAAAATCAAACTGTGGTGCAGTCTTCTTGGTTAGCGCACCAGCCCCACCAATTGTACATGTTGCAGTGTATCCAGCACGATTAAGAGCATCAGCACACTTCTCACCCTCAACCCATACGACACGATCAGATGCCAGTATGTTAGGTATATTGTACAGTGGTCTTATGTCAGGAAACTTGGAGTACGGAGAGCCTTCGACAAACGGACGAAACTCTTTCTTTGGCTTACCCTTGGTGTTCAGCATGGGATTGCCAGCAATGTCTTTTACATTGTATCTGCGAACTGTAACAAGCACCTCACCGTCTGCGTTAGTGTATACATACTCTGCGTCATATGGTGAGTTAGCGTTATATTGTGGACGTATGGGGTTTTCGATTGGTGCATTATCACGAACAATTTCAGGCCCAGTATTTTCAAGGTAATCAGAGAACATATCTTTTATCTCTGACATGTTCATGCCTCTGGCTTCCATCAATATCTTGACTATGCCCCCGATACCAATGCCACCATTGAAATCCTGCCCCTGCATGAAATGCGGAGACATTGTATCAATATTTATTTTCAGTGATTGACCTGGATCACCAAGCACAGAACCTATGTAAAATGTCTTGCCATGTATGCGGCCAGCAGGGAATGTGCTTTGCAGAATACGAATTTGTTCGCCTTTTGGGACTCGGCGAGATATTTCTTCGACTATATTATTACTAGATGTAGTATTGCCAAACCTTACCACACTCATTATATTGTACCTCGTCAAGCATATTGTTTTTAACTAGGGGCGGCTCATACCGCCCCTTCTTTTTATGAACGAGGGTGAGATTGCAGAGATTTGGGAACTTCCAACTCAAACTTCACTCACCCTCTCTTGCTTGCCTCGACCCACCTGAACTGGCAGTGTGGAAGGATCAAGCAATTTTAGACCAGCAAGTATTGCGAAACTCACAATATTTGCAAATAAAATAATCATCATTCTGTGCAACACGCGGTAGCATTTCGTTTGCCTTTGTTGCTTTGATAATATTCACAGCTTTATCACTTGTAGCTTGCGCCAACTCTGCGTTGAACGGCATAAGTTCTATGTATATTTCGCTAGTGTTTTTGTTTAACACCGTAAAGACACAAGGGTTTTCAGTAAGCTCCATGTATGCCTGATACAATGCAACTTGCGCTGCATACACTGGATTGGCTTCTGCTACACCTTTACGAACAAATTCATTAAACTTTCTTTCAGACGCTGACTTACATTCCCATAGCATGGGATATCTCATGTGCAGTGGACCACTACATATAACCCCATCAATATGGCCTTTGACCTCACCGTTGGCAGTTTCAAAACCAAATTGCTCACCACCTTTTTCTGTTCGCAGATCAAAGCCAGCATCACGAAAATACATAATCATCATATCTTCGATGACATGTCCGAGTCCGAATATCCGTAAAGTTTGTGCAGGAAATTCTTTACCCTCATCAACCTCTTGGTTCATGTAACGGTATTGGAGCTTGCGTGAACATGGATCGCCAAGAGAAGATGCGCCAAGATATTTACGCTTTGGCTGCTTACGTCCCTTTTCTACGATACCACGGTCAAGTTCTTTGATTATGTTTTGTGCATCAGAATGGGATGTCTGATTCTGTGAGGCCGATTCTGCCGCCTCCGTATCTGAAGTAAATTTCTGTAAGGTTTGTGCTAGAGTATTCATCATCAAGCCCCTCTGATATTCTCTTTAGGATTAGTGCTATAGCCAACACTTCCTCCTCGTTCAAATCACACAATCGCTTTTCCCATCCAATAGTAGAGAACAACTCTCCTACTTGTTTTAAAGAACTGCGGCTCATGCGCTTTTCTTTTCTGACACTACATCATTAACCAAGCTATCAATGAATGCCTTATTCCAAACATAATTCAACATACAAGCGGCTCTGTATTTCGTCCATGAAAAATCAATAGGACTGACAATAACACCGTGCTTGTTTAACAGTTCACGTTGCTTTGGACTCACGGCATCATTAAGCCAACGCTTTGTTTTCTTTGCGCTGTCTCCAGTTTCGTTCTGTCTCATAAAATCATCAGCAGCCGCCGTTACCTGTCTCTTTGTACCAATGCTTATTACCCGCGTTTTGCCTTCTTTCTTTTTCACAACAGCGATACATAAACCATCAACATTAGCGATCAATGCAAAACCATTGAACCCAGATGCAGACAGACAAACACCATTACCAAATAAATCCACCCATCTGAATGGAGAACGCTCTGTAAGATCAACCTCTGTAAGAACAAAGTCTTCTAATACCTCTGGCTCCATGCGCTCCATCTCATGTCCACACATAGGACACTCTCTTGCGTTAAGAGGCATTTCGCCCCCACAGTTGGAGCAGACTTTCATTGGCGCTTCACCGTCACCAGCTTTTTCCTGACCGTCAAGGTTAACAGCGTCATCAAGTGATCCATGCGTTAATACGGATGTGCCAAAGTCCATCACAATGCAGTCAGACTTTATGATGCCAGGGTATTCTTCCTGATCGACTGTACGCAGACCGCGACCAATCATTTGCACCATCGTTGCCTTGTATGAGCATGGGCGAGTTAACACGATGCAGGACACAGGCGGAGCATCAAAGCCCTCAGTCAACACAGCCACGTTAACAACGACCTGAACATATCCAGTGCTTAGATCATGTAAGATTTGTTCGCGTTCATCCTTAGGTGTGTCACCTGTGACCGTTGCGGCATCAATACCATGTGCTACAAACTCCTCACATAAATCTTCGGCGTGCTGCACCGTTGAACAGAACACAATGGTTTGGCGATCATCAGCCTTATCATACCATTCTTCAACAACACGCTTATTGATAGCACGGCGATTCATAATCCGCTCTACCTGAGCCATGTCAAAGTCTGATATGGTTTTACGCACTTGGCTCAACTCTGTTCGTACACCAACATCAATCACATATGTTTTTGGTGGAACGAGGAACCCTTCACGAATTAATGTGGATATTTCTATCTGGTGGCTACAATTGGTAAATATGTCCCGTAAGCCCTTCTTGTCACCACGGTTGGGGGTAGCGGTAAAGCCAACGATTTGAACCCCCTCATTGGCCTTCTTTGCGGCGTTAATGATACGTTGATATGTATCCGCAATGGTATGATGCGCCTCATCAACCACGATCAGATCAACCTTGGGCATTTGCTCTAGGTTTTTCTCACGAGATAGAGTCTGCACCATTGCGAACACAGCATCACCTGACCAATCCTTTTGTGCAGCGTTTACTTCACTGGTCTTCAAGGATGGGTTAACGAGATGAAATTTTGTTGAGTTCTGTGAAACGAGTTCATCACGATGCTGTAGCACAAGCACGTTCTGTGAACTCTTGTGGCGTTTGCCAACTAGGGCAGAAAGCATGATTGTCTTTCCAGCCCCAGTTGGTGCAACGACTAAAGTGTTACCGTGCTTATCCAGTGCATCAGAAGCATCGTTTACAGCGACTTCCTGATACTCACGGAGGATCATTGATCTAGCCTAGTCTATACCTGTGAGTACCTGACTTTTTATCGTAGGTCTTCACAATATCAAAACCACATCCTCTAATGACATAGATATGATTGTAGATTGATCCTCTTTTTTTACCTATCACCTCATGTATTTCATCAATGGTTGCTCCCTTTTTACGAGAGATCAACTTCATTGTTGACCTACAAAATTTAGGCAAGTCTTCAGTTAGACTCACATCGTTAAACTTTGCGTCAAAGGTGGGAGGGGACTTTACGGCTCTGGTGTCCCCTAAACCAGATTTAGCGACCACTGAAGGTTTGCCGCTAAGACATCGCCATAGTGCCTCTAACGCGCCCATGATGGTGTTACCCCCGCTGTTGCTGTACTAGGTTGTGCAGTAGGCTGGGATACCACAGGTGCTTGAGTCACAGGTGTTTGAGTCACAGGTGCCTGTGTCACTGCATGTGGAATATAATTGGGTGAGTCTGTTGTCAAGACTGTTTTGATCTTGTTCTGATCATTATACCTTTTTCTGCCTTGTTCATCTTTGGCAGACACTTCTATTTTTAACGAACAACATATGGTCATACCATTGATCATATTGATGCCTTGAATAGATGCACGTTTTGCTCTAGCGTCCTCACCTTCATCCTTTGGCGATATACCAAAGCCACTATCGACCATTTGTTTAATAGTGTTTAAACCGATCTTTCGTGCTTTTGACATACCATTTTCATCCTTAGCATCGCCATCAACGAAAATATTTTGCCATACTTTGCGTTTATCATATGGACCGCCAACGACTGTTAATTCAATTGGCAACCATTTAGCACTGGTGGTTTGTGATTGTTTGAAATATTTACCAGCACCATACTCTGGTATTTCAATATCACCACCTTCTAACTTAATGATTGCGCTAACGACAGTGCCATCAGGGATAAGTTCAAAGTCTCCACTTCCGCCTTCCATCGGCGGTACGTTATTTAGGTCAAGCATTCTCTTTTTCCTCTTCTTTGTTATTGACCGTTTTAGGATCTACAAAATTCAGTGCTTGTGGTCTAGGCCCAACCATTTTGTCGAAGAGTTTGCCTAGATGCGGCTCTTCTATACCATCAAGTCTGCCGCTTCTGTCTTTGGCAGGATAGCCCCACTGGTTCATATTATCACAAACAAAAGCTCTGAATATTGTGCCGTCATCAGCGGTGAGCGTTGTCATGGTGATTAATTCATCCACGATACCTGGCAACTCTCGACCTGTCTTTGCACCTTCTATCTGCAAATCGTAAGTGACTCGACCATAATCATCAGTCTTTTCGTCAAGGATGCCAACGAATATCACATTCTTCTCACGAATATGCTGGAGATGCGTGAGCCAAGCCATCATCTCACGGCCTTGTGATCCATAAACCGATCTTGTGTCTAATACACCTGACTTGTTCCGTGCCTCAGGCAAATTTTGATTATAAGAAAAACAAAGCCTACCCGCCACCGTGATACTATCTATAAAAATCGTATCATACTTCTGCAATAAAGCTGCTGGATCTCCATAAATCTGACAGACTTGCTCAAAATGGGTTATTGAATACGGGCCATCTGTAATCGCAGGATTACCCCCGCCCAAAAAACATGCAAAGTCACGACATTCTTCCCAAGTACGGGGTCTGATAACATCAACCTTACACCCTTCGATGGCCGCGTCCCCAGCCTCCAAGTCCATGAAGAGAGTTTTCTCCATGTCTAGGGTACGGACAAGACTTGTCTTGCCCACCCCTGACTTGCCACATATTACGATCTTGTGACCGCGTTTTTCGGCAAGCCTTTCTTCTGCTGAAATAATTTTAAGCATTATTCGCCCTCCTTCCTTTTTATATCAACAGACACGCCCTGCAACTCCACAGTGCGTGCCTCTGATAATGCTGCTTTGATGTCTGGT